TGACAGTGACCACCAAAGTGCTGTGGTTGTCTACAGAGATCGTGCCTTTCATGCCATACTTGGCAAGTACTGCCTTGATGCCCGGAGCAAGTTCTGCCTTACGTGCTTGATTCATATAAGCCATTTTGGAAGTCCTCTGTTTCGCTGTCTACACGTATAATATAGTGTAAGATGTCTTACTTGTCAACACCTTTTAGTAAGAAATTACACTTTCTTGCAGTTTATCTCCATAAAACATCACACCCTTTTCCTTCACAAGATCAACAAGAACTTGCGGTGTAGTGTCTGCAATGTTGCGAAGTGTGTTTTCGTCAATCTCATCGTCGACATTGATGCCCCATATTTGAGGACTGCGCTGCGGATTGAATCGGGCCCTTATTGTCAGCATATTATAGATACTGCCAATGTTGTGCTTAGGTTCGCCGCCGCTAAGTTTAGCAACGACATTTTCTTCGCGCATCTTTCCGATTGGAACGATAGCCTCGATGCCCTTTGTGTCCCAACTAATAAGAAATTCAGCCATTGCGATCTCCTTTGCTTACATATACAATATAATGTAAGACGTCTTGGATGTCAACCGTTAAAGTGAAACATCTTCCAATCCAGCTGCTCTTAATTTTACAATATTATTCAGCTGAAATTGCTTTGCATCTAGTGCTTTGATGAGACCCATATATTTGTTGCGTATGAGAGCAAACTCGTTAACAATATGTTGTTGATCTACTACTTCATCTACTCCGTCAACGTATTTTTCCGCGTCTCTACTAGACAATACACGATTGTAGTGTTCGAGAAATTTCTTGTAATGAACAGTTCTCAACTTACGAAGTTCGATGTTGAGATATTCTAATATAGCTTCAATTTCCTGCAATTGATTAAAACGGTGCTCAACTATACCCGGTATGTCTCTGCTGTGTCGCTCAACGTTACCTTTGAGCCCGCACTCTAAACGTGCTTCGGCTAGCTGACTTTCGTAATAATCAATTGCAGGAATAATGTTACTTATATTTTTACGGACTTCATTGAACCAATTCATTACCAATCATCTTCATTGTAATCTTCTGTATCTTGATAGTCAACATAATTGTCTCTGATTACTTTGTCAATGGTTGAATCAAATCCTACCCACTCGTCGTAAACTTCATTTAATTCGCAAATATGTTCGTTAACCACATTTAAGAATTTTTCACAGGCTTCTATTTTTTCTTTTGGATTTAAGTATGGTTTTACTGAAAGCCACAAATTGATAAAAGTCTCAAGTTCAGTCGATGACATTTTCATTTTGATTTGTACCCTCCGAGATGTTTTGGTTTTCATCTTCAAGGATATTTAGTTCGTCAACATCATATGATGCGTCGAGTTTAGAATCATCCCATTCTTTCATAATCAAGTCCAAACATCCATCGTCATTGCGTTCCCACGATTTACGGAATTGTGTAATAACTTCGCCCGTTACCGCGCTAATATATTCCAACCTGTTACCGGTTTTTTTCAAAACATTTTTTTTCTCAAAAAAATCCACTAGACCACTGTAAGGGCTCATTCCGGTTTCATACGGAATCTCAACTTGCACACTTTCAAAAGGTTTAGCATATCGTGTTTTCATCACTCTACATGCTGCACGAATACCATGAACGTCGCTAGTTTTATTACCATCTGCATCAACTTTAAGTTTAAGTTTGCGCATTGCGATAACAATACTACTCGCATAGATAAATCCTTGCCCGCCTGAAATTTTATCGTCTGGATCAAACATATCTTGGCTTGCATAGGTATGGTTAGTTGCTACCAAACCAATATTGTAATCTCCAAACATGTTTACACAGTTACGAACTAAGGCAGTGAGTGCCTTAGGTTTACGGCCCATGTCACCTTTAAGGTCACCTTTTTGAAATTGATCTACATCAGTTGGGGTTAGTAACATACCCAATGAATCAACTACAAAAAGAATTTTAGGTCTTAGATCAGAATCTTTGTCTGCATATTCTTTTTTGTAATCTGACATAAAATCATTAATAACTTTGGCAACATCATCAATCATCGCCATGTTAAGTTTCAAGAGTTTATCTTCTGCTGTGTCTACGCCCAATGCGTGAAGCCATTTTTCATCAAGTGCATTTTCGCTATCAATAAGAACTACAAAAATGCCTTGCTCTTGTGCATTACGAACTATATTACCACTAGCAATATAGCTTTTTCCAGCGCCGCTTTCGCCGGCAAGAACAGTAACTTTACCGAGAGGAATTCCTTTATCAAACTGTCCGCTGATGAGTTTGTTTAAGGTGTAATTTCCGGTACTGACCCAAGTATCGGGATCTCTAAATCCGATACTTAGACCAGGTACACTTTTTGTAATGCCTTTTCTAAATTTTGTGATGTCGAATGGTTTCGCCATCAATTACGCTCCATATTAGAAGCTTCGGTCACGAGTTCGTTGATTTGATCAATTGTTCCGCACATAATTTTTGCTGTGGCCCATTCGTCGTCGCCATCGCGCCCACTGATTTCAAGCATGTAGCCATTATCATACATGTGTACTGTAAAAGATTCGTCTACCTTAGAAAGTTTATCACTAATTTTCATTTTTATCTCCAGAAAAATATTGTATAGTGTAGGAGGTACTCCCCCTACACTTTAAAATTACAAATTATTTGCGATTACGGATTGCAGCAAGAATGTCTTGTGCACTAGGCTTTTTATCTCCAGTTGACGGAACGGAAATTGGTGCATTTGCTTCCGCTGCCGCTTCTTCTGTAGATTTAAAAGGGATCTCATCATCCTCATCAATGTGAGCCGGTGCGACTTCTGGCTTTTTATTGACTGTGCCAGAATTAGTTGCACTATTATTAGTATCTAATTGGACACCCGCCGGACGATAAAAGTTGCTCCAACGTTCTGGGTCATACATTTGTCCGTTAACGCTGGCTTCAAACAGCTCGTGAATTGCTTGAAGTTCTGCATCATTTGGTTGTTTTGGAAGATAATCGTTTAGATTGAACAACCCGTGTGTTTCAATAGCAGACCGTTCGGTATTATTCAAACTACGCTCACGACGAGCCCAAGAACTAGTACTATAGTCAGCGTACTGTCCTTTCATTGTCTTAGTAAGACGAAAATCAGTTCCGGCTTCGTAATCCGTAGGCAGATTTTCAAAGTCGCTATCCATAAGCGCACCTTTAATAATCTTAAAAATACTAGGATTAATGATAAAACGGCGGATCGGATTTTCAGGTACAGTTTCTTCTACTAGACTACCTTCAACAACAAAACCCTGGAATACATAACTTTTTTTCTTCCAATACTTACGACCCATGTCTTCTAGTGCAGGATCTTTAAACCATCCACGAACTTCACTAAGAATTGGGCAACTGCCAACCGGACCCCACATTTCATTGCAAGGCACATTCACTGTAACTCGTCTGCTATCAGGTTGTCCTTTAATGCCAGGGAATTCTAGTTTAATCATTTGACGCTCGCGCCAAAAGAATGTGTTTGTTTCGTCACCGTCTGGAACAAAACGAATTACACTTGTTGTATTTTCTGGAATATTCCAAAACGGATAGATCGCATTATCACCGCCTGCCGATCCGCCGCCTGCACTTTTTTCTTGTGCTTGAAGTTTTGCTCTAATTTCTGCCAATGTAGCCATGTTTTTCTCCTTTATATGCCTATAATTGTGCCTAAGTTTGCCTCGATAGCAAATTTTATTGCTACCATATTAACGTATACTATTTATACTGTCAAGTAAAAAGTTTATTCAAATTATAATTTTCGAATGTTTTTACAATTTTTGCGACGTACTTTTCAGACGACTCGTGTATGTGACTTTCACTAGCGCCCGAAGATAACTTAGGCAACAGCGCAGCAAGTGCTTTTGCTGTTTTACTAAGAATAGCACGATCTTGTACATTGTCAACCACATCTGATGATCTCGCGAGCAGTACCGAGAGGTCAGTTTCGTCACCGCCCACAACGCTTGCTAGATATTCCATTACTGCTCCTAGCTGTTGCTGCATAGTAGCACCACGCAAAATATTACTATTCAATGGATTTTCTGGATCAGACCGCAAATCGATACCTTTTTGTAATTTTACATTTTGTTTTTTGTCGATCAGCCCGATTAAGTTAGACAATGTGTCGAGAGCAAAATTATCGCGTTCTTTTACTTGTTGCATTTCTTTTACTAGTGCTTGCACATAAGGCAGTGCACTTTCAACATTCTCATCAAAATAATTTACAGTAAACTTATTTTTAATTTCTTCTAAATTGTCTTCGTCTAACTGTTGTTCTTTTGCTTCAAACTGTTCTAATGTAAAAG